GGAATATAGACTTCACTGAAACCAATCCTTTTGGAATGCCCTAAATATAATTTACTAGGACTCTAACAATGTTTGAATATTTTTATAACGAAATCTTGAGAAGAACCATAATTTCATTTGGTTCTTTATTTAATGGTATATCAATTGAGCACACAGATTCTTCTGATAATACTGTCAGTGCTTTTAGGGTTCCTTTGGCTTATGGACCAACACAGAAATTTCTTGCAAGGTTAGAACAATCACCTGATCTTAACAAGTCCACGGCAATTACTTTGCCAAGAATGTCTTTTGAATTTACTGGACTTACTTATGATTCCTCAAGAAAAGTTACAACCACTTCAACATTTACGGTAAAGGATCCAACTGATGGATCTGAGACAAAGAAATCATATATGCCTGTTCCATATAATATGCAATTTGAACTTGCTATTATGGCAAAATTAAACGATGATGCTCTTCAAATTACAGAACAAATTTTACCATATTTCCAACCAGCATATAATATTAGTGTAGAGTTAGTCGAATCAATTAAAGAGAAAAGAGATATTCCAGTTGTATTGGAAAATATAACAATGCAAGATGATTATGAAGGAGATTTTACTCAAAGAAGAGTTCTTCTTTATACTCTAAGATTTACTGCTAAGACTTATCTATTCGGTCCTGTTCAAACTGCAACCAAGGATATCATCAGGAAGATGTCTGTCAATTATGTTGCTGGTGGTGCAAAAGCTGTAGAAAGAGATGTTACATATACAGTTCTTCCAAGAGCAGTCAAGGATTATACTGGAGATGTTGCTACAACCCTATCAGAGGATATGGGTCTTTCCGATCTTACTATTACAGTGGCAGATGGAACTGCATTAACAACATCCAAATACTATTCTATAGGTGATGAAGAAATCTTTGTTAAGAAGATTAGTGGTAATTCTATAGTTGTTGAAAGAGCAAAAGATAATACTACACAGGCATCTCATTTAAGAGGAGAAGAAATTAAAGCAATAACTAGTGCTGATACTCCATATATTGAGTTAGGTGACGACTTTGGATTTGATGGATCCTTCTCATGACAATGACTAAAGAATATAATAAGTTAGATAAAACCTTTAATCTAACTCCTGAAGTTGAAGTATGTGATACTCCTGAAGGAGGATGTGCTACTCGAAAAGATCAACTTACTGATGTTACTCCTGGTGGTTTAAAAAAACCTGAAAGACTTACTCAAACTGATGTAGAAAAAGATTATGAGTATACAAGAGGTAATCTTTATAGTATAATAGAGAAAGGTCAAGAAGCAATTAATGGTATTCTTGAGGTTGCTCAGGATAGTGATATGCCAAGAGCATATGAAGTTGCTGGTCAGTTGATTAAGAGTGTTTCTGATGCTACTGATAAATTGATGGATCTCCAGAAGAAACTAAAAGATGTTAATGCTGAAGAGGAGAAGAAAGGTCCAACCACAGTAAATAATGCATTGTTTGTAGGTTCTACTGCTGATTTAGCAAAATTAATTAAAAACGAAAATGGCACTGCAAAATAAACTATCACAAATTATATCTATTACAGGTATCAATACTGTTGGTATTCTTACGATTGGTGTAACTGAAACTGCTGGTGGAATAGTTGGTATTGCTAGTACCACATATGTAAGAACTGCTTTATTCCATCATGCAGGAAGAGCAGATGGTGCTGCAACCTCTTATGCTGGTTTAGGATCTGCAACATGCTCTGTTTATATCTACCCACATTTTGAGGAAGTAGAAGGTGTTGGAAAAACTGCTTATAGATTATTAAGAAAAGATCTTGCTCCAAATGAAACATATATGTGGGATTTACCTTCATATCCAGTAATTATGACTGATAGAGAAAAATTTGTTGTAGAAATAACTAAACCTGCAGATTATGTTGGAGGAACTGGAGTTGGAACTGTTGTTAATGTACAATTATATGGTGATGAGGGGGATGCGTGGGCATGATAAATACTTAAATAATGGACCCTCGGAGTAATTATAGTAGTGTCACTAAAGAATCCCTCCGATTTTTTTGAGCAGCAAAAGAAAGATATTCTTGAAAAAAAAGTTGCTCAAAAGAAAGTAACGGAGGAGGCGAAATTAAAAAATAAGAAATTTGCTGCTCCAAAAGAATATTTTGGTGAGGATAAAGAAGTAGTCGCTGAAATAATTAAGAAAGAAGAAATAAAGGAAAAATCTCCAGTTAATCCTCCAGAAGTTAAATCTTATGATGAGGAGATAAAAAGACTTCAGGAAAAAGTTGATTCTGTTTCTAGATCTATTCCTACTGTTAAGGATTTAATTAAACTTAGAAAAGAAGAGAATGTAGAAGTTAGATCTTATGATGAGGAAATTAAAGGTTTAAATACTGAGGTTAAAGAACTTCTTTATAGAATTGCGTCTTTAAAGATTCCTGATCAAGAAAAATATTTAGAAGAAGTTAATAATTTATCTGAAGATAATCAAAAACTCTTAGTAAAGATTGAAGGTTTACAATATAATCTTGATGAAGTTGATAAGAATATTACCACTGAAGGTCTTTTAAATATTATTCCTAGTGCAAAGAATTCAGATCCTTTAACACCTTTAGATCAAAAATTTGTTACTCTACAAGATCTTTCAGACCATTATAGATTATTTGTTAATAGAGTTCAGCAGCAACTATCTGTTCTAGGTGGTGGTGGTGCTGTTCGTATTGAGGATTTAGAGGATGTGGATATATCCTCTGCAATGGTTGAGGGTAAAGTTTTAGAGTATGATTCGAGTACAGGAAAATGGAAAGGTGGAACTGGTGGTGGAGGAGGAGGTCTTTGGGCATCTGATAGTGTTGGAATTAGTACCACTAATAAGATTGGTATTAATACTACGTCAGCAATTGCTGATGCATCATTATATGTTCAGGGTGATGCAACCATTACTGGAGATCTTAATGTAACTGGTGATCTTGTTTATGATGAAGTAACAGGTAGAAATCTCAATATTACTGGAATTGCAACTCTAGCATCATTAGGAGTTTCTGCTGGAACTACAACCAAAGATCTTAAAGTTACTGGAATTACTACATTTAGTGATGATGTACAATTCCCTGGTGCTGCATATAATATTCTATGGGATCAAGCAACAAGTAAGTTTAAGTTTGATGATAGTGCTCAATTAGTATTTGGCAGTGCATCAGGTGGAGATATGAAACTATTCCACCAGAGTGGAAATAGTACTATAAGGAATGAGACAGGACAATTTAGAATTGCTGGTAATGATATAAGATTACAAACTCAAAATCATAGTGAGGATTATCTTTTAGCTGTTGATGGTGGGTCTGTATCCATATTCCATAATGATGTAAAACGCCTGGAAACTACTGCTTCGGGTGTTGATATTACTGATACTTTAAGTGTTGCTGGTTTATCTACATTTACTGGTATAGGTACTTTCAGTAGTCATCTTTATGTTGGTGGAGATTTTAATGTATCTGGTTATTCTACAGTTACTAATTTAAAGATTTCTGGTACGATAACAGATAATTTAGATACAACTGGAGATTCAGGACAGGTTCTCTCAACTACTGGTGTAGGTGTAACTTGGACGAATGTAGGAGACCTTGCTGCTGGTTCTGCATCTAAAGTAATTCTTTCTGCTCAAAACACCACAGATGCATCAAGATATATACCATTTGCTGATGCTGCTACTGGTGCAAATATAATTTATACTGATACAGGATTTAGATATAACCCATCAACCAATACTTTAACTGCCACAACTTTCTCTGGTGCTCTATCTGGTAACGCAACTTCAGCAACTACATTAGAAACTGCCCGCAATATTGGTGGAGTATCTTTTGATGGTAGTGCTAATATTAACCTACCTGGTGTAAATGCTTCTGGTAATCAAGATACTTCTGGTAATGCTGCAACTGCTACTACTCTAGAAACTGCTCGCAATATTGGTGGAGTATCGTTTAACGGTGGTTCTAATATAGATTTACCTGGTGTTAATACGGCAGGTAATCAAAATACTACTGGTACTTCAGGTGGATTAACAGGAACTCCTAGTATTACAGTTCAGGATATAACTGCAGAGATGGTTTCTGTTGCAGGAACCTTAACTGCTGCAGATGTAACAAATATTGATTCAGTTGGTTTTGCCACAATAAGAAAAGGATTAAATGTTCAGGGAACTGGGTCAACTACAACCACATTAAATGTTACTGGTGTCTCTACATTTGCTGGTATTGGAACCTTTGGTGGAGATGTCTTTATTGCTGGTAATGCAAGGATTGTTGGTGTTCTAACAGTTGGTAGTGACTCAGTTACTATTGATGGAAATAACCTGAATATTACTGGTGTTTCTACAATTGCATCATTGGCAGTTTCTGCTGGTGCAACTGCTAAAGATCTTAATGTTACTGGTATTTCTACATTAACCACTCTTAAGATTGGTAATTCTATTGGTATTACTACCATATTAGATGAAGATGATTTGTCTTCAGATAGTGCAGCAGCATTAGCATCACAGCAATCAATTAAAGCATATGTTGATGCACAGGTAACAGCACAAGATTTAGATTTCTCTGGTGATAGTGGAACTGGTGCTGTTGATCTTGATAGTCAAACATTTTCAGTTTCTGGTACAGCAAGTGAGATTGAAACTTCTGCATCAGGTCAAGCAATTACTGTTGGACTTCCTGATAATGTCATTGTTGGTTCTGCACTGACTGTAACCAATAACTTTAAGATTGGTGGAAGTGCTACTGTTGGTATTAATACAATTTTAGATGAAGATAGTTTTGCTTCTAATAGTGCCACAGCATTAGTAACTCAACAGTCTATTAAGGCATACGTTGATAGTAATATAACTGCTCAAGATTTAGATTTTACTGGTGGTACTGGAAGTGGTGCTGTTGACCTTGATAGTCAATCATTTACTATTGCTGGTACAAATAATGAAATTGAGACTACTGCTTCAGGAACTACACTTACAATCGGTCTTCCTGATAATGTAAGTGTTGCTGGTAACTTGTCTGTTGCGGGTAATATATCTGGTTCTATGAGCCAAACTGTTTTCAGTGGTGTTACTACAGTTAGTAATGTTACTGAGGCAGCAAATGCTACAACTGCTGCGTTAGTTGTATCTGGTGGTATTGGTGTTGCGAAAAATATTGTTGTTGGTGGTGGATTAACTGTAACGGGTGATGTTTCGATTGGTGGAACATTAACTTATGAAGATGTAACAAATATAGATTCAGTTGGGTTTGTAACTGCAAGAACTGGTTTAAGAGTCACTGATGGTGGCATAGTTGTAACTGCTGGTGTTTCTACACTTCCTTCTGCAATAGTCGGTAGTGGTGTAACAATCAATGCTGCTGGTATTTTTGCTGCTGCTGGTATCGTAACTGCATCATCATTAGCAGTTTCTGCTGGTGCAACTGCCAAAGACCTTAAGGTTACTGGAGTTTCTACATTAAGTTCTGCAGTTGTTGGCACTGCTGTAACGATTAATTCTACAGGTATTAATGCTTCAGGTATTATAACTGCATCATCATTTGATGGTTCTTTAGCAACATCAAATCTAACAGGAACTATCTCAAATGATCAATTAGGTGGTTCTATAGCGAATGCTAAGTTAGAAAACTCTACAGTTTCATTTGGTGGAATCGAAGTAGCATTAGGTGCTGCTGATGCAACTCCAGCATTCGACTTGGCAGATGCTACCAACTATCCTACCTCATCTCTATCAGGAACCATCACCAATGCCCAGTTAGCGGGTTCTATTGCGAATGCTAAGTTATCTAATTCCACAGTTTCATTTGGTGGAATAGAAGTGGCATTGGGTGCTGCTGATGCAACTCCTGCATTTAATCTTACTGACGCAACCAACTATCCATATAATTCTCTTACAGGAATTACAACCAATATTATAGGTGACACAACTCCTCAATTAGGAGGGAACTTGGACTTTAATTCCAAGTATATTACGGGAACAGGTGGAATCAATCTTACTGGTATTATAACTGCTACTAGTTCTTACGTAGGTACTGCTGTAACTACTAATTCTACTGGTATTATTGCTTCAGGTATTATCACTGCAACAACCTTTAGTGGTTCTGGTGCTAGTTTAAATTCCATTCCTAATTCTGCCTTAGATAATTCTTATGTGGCTTATGGTGGCATTTCTCTAAGTTTAGGTGGAACTGATACTACTCCTGCATTCAACTTAACCGATGCTGTAAATTATAAAACAACCGAACTTGTAGGAACTATCACCAACGCCCAACTTGCGGGTTCTATTGCGAATGCTAAGTTAGCAAATACATCAGTTTCATTTGGTGGTGTAGAGGTAGATTTAGGTGATTCAGATGCAACTCCTGCATTCGACTTAAGTGATGCTACTAACTATCCTACTAGCAGTCTATCAGGTACTATTACCAACGCTCAGTTAGCAGGTTCTATTAGTAATGATAAATTAGCAGGTTCTATTGCATTCCTTCTA